TTCAAAAATACTTACAAGAACAACAACATAAAGTTAGTACTCTTGTTCCTGAGTTTAATGATCCTGCTAAAGCAAGCAAACTTAAATCTGATATGAGAGTATATCTTTCTAAATTAGGTTATGGTGATAAAGATATAAATAGTATTTATGATGCAAGACAAGTCTTGTTAATTAGAGATGCTATGGCTTATGATGCTTTAAAAAAATCAAATGCTAAAGTTACAAAGAAAGTTGCTACTGCTCCCAAAGTGGTAAGATCTGGCACCGCTAAAAATAAAGGCGATGCTTCTTTAAAACTTAGACGAGAGAAACTAAATCGTCTGAAGAAAACAGGAGCTGCTAAAGATGCTGCTTCTATTTTTAAAGACTATCTATAAACTAATATAAGGAGTCCTTAAATGGCACAACCAACAAACTTGTACGATACGTACGATACTACTGGTATTAGAGAAGATTTAGTAGATGTAATTTACAATATATCTCCTGAAGATACTCCAATACTTTCTGCAATCCCAAGAGCGATTGCTAAACAAACTAAGCATGAGTGGCAAATAGATTCATTAGCTGCTGCTGCTTCTAATGCTGTTATCGAAGGTGATGACGCTACTATAGATGCTGCTACTGCAACTGCTAGAAAACAAAACTTTACACAAATTATGGATAAAGTAATTGCTGTTTCTGGTACGCAATCATCTGTTGATGCTGCTGGTAGAGCTGACGAAATGGCTTACCAAATTGCTAAGAAATCTAAAGAACTTAAAAAAGATATGGAGCTTGCTCTTTCATCTGCTACACTAGCTGCCGTAGGTTCTGCAAGTGCTGCAAGAACTTTTGGTGGATTACAATGCTGGATTGAAACTAACGGATCTGCTGGAACTAATGGAACATTATCAACTGGTGATGGTACTGATGCTCCTGGTGCAGGAACAAATAGAGCAATAACTGAAGCAATCTTGAAAGAAACTATCCAAGAAGTTTACACTGCAGGCGGAGATCTAGATGTTCTAGTTGTACCACCTAAAGTAAAACAAACTATATCTGGATTTGTTGGAGCTAGTAGTTCTAATCCTAGAATGTTTACTAGTGAAGATAAAACTTTTGGTGCATCTATTGATGTTTATGTATCAGATTTTGGTAATCTTCAGATCATACCTAACAGAACTATGGCTGGATTAGAAACTTGTTTCTTATTACAAACAGACATGGCTGCTGCCGCTTACCTAAGAGATTTCCAAGTGAATGATCTTGCTAAGACTGGCGACTCAGAGAAAAAACAACTACTAGTTGAATTTACTCTAGAAGTTAGAAACGAAGCTGCTCACGGTATCTTATTAGATATTACTGAGTAATTAATAATTAGGGGGAGCTTCGGCTCCCTCTTTTACATAAGGAAAAAAAATGAAATCTCCAACAACATTTAGACCAGGCGCAACACAGACTGTAGCTGTAGGAGCATCTTCTGCTGCTTCTAGTGCTTTTAATGCACATACTAGAGAAATTAGAGTAGTAACTACTGTTGATGCTTATGTAGCATTTGATGCTGCACCTACTGCTAGCTCATCATCTTTGATTGTACCTGCATTTACTGTAGAATACTTTAGAGTAGATTCAGCAAGTAAAGTTGCATTACTTAGAGTTGGTTCTGTAACAGGAACTGCTAGAATAACAGAACTTAGTCAGTAATGAGACCAGGTTTTTTATCAATACGAAGTCAGGACCGCTACCGTAACCGTAGGACAGATGTACCTAATGATGCTATAAACCTAGAAGATTTAACATACCTATTATTAGAAACAGGCGATAACATCATACGTGAAGATGGTGTAGGTGTTTCTTACTTTACTGATAATCCAATCCAAAACTAATGGAGTTTAGTGAATTAGTAAATATTATAAAGAACAAAGAGCAAAGCTCTAAGCAACAAACCAAGAACAAACAAAGAACAAAAGTTTTAAGAAAGAGGATTAAACATGGCTGATAGTAAGATTAGTGCATTGACAGCATTGACGACTGCTGCTGCTGCTGACGTACTACCTATTGTAGATACTAGTGCAACTGCAACTAAAAAAATAACAATCACCGATCTATTTACAGGTACTGTATTTAATGAAGATGGTGATTCAGTAGACACAAGATTTGAAGGTGATACTAAAATTAACTTATTATTTGTTGATGGTAGTGAAGATAAAGTAGGTATTAACTTTGATAGTCCTGCATTAAGACTGCACGTTGTAAATGATGAAGCATCAAATCCAGTGTATGCAACTACCCAATGTGCTGTATTTGAAGATGATAACAGACCAGGTATACAAATTGTCGGTAGTGCTAATAACATAGGTTTAATTGACTTTGGAGATAATGCTGCATCTAACGTTGGTGGTATTGTTTACAAACACGCATCAGATTCATTTGCTTTTGTTGCTGCTGGTGATGAACAAGTAAGTATATCTAATGGTGTACTTGCACCAATTACAGATTCAGATGTAGATTTAGGTACAACCTCTTTACGCTTTAAAGATACATTTGTAGATTCAATTACTGTTACTGGTGAGATTGATGGTGCATCGCTTGATATTGAAGGCAATGCGGATATCAATGGTACTACTAACTTAGACGTAGTAGATATTGATGGAGCTGTTGACATGGCTACTACTTTAACACTTGCTGGTAATGCAGACTTTAATGGTGACTTAGATGTAGATGGTACCACTAATTTAGATGTAGTTGATATAGATGGTGCAGTAAATATGGCTAGTACATTGACTGTTGCTCAAGCTATTAATGGTGCATTAAAAAGATGGACTGTTAAAACTTCTGCATACACAGCAGTAGCTGGTGATAGACTATTAGCTGACACTGCAACAACAGCTGCATTTACAATTACATTACCTTCAGCACCTGCTGTTGGAGATGAGATACATATACTAGATAGTGCTGCAAACTTTGATTCTGCTAACTTAACAGTAGCTAGAAATGGTAAGAAGATACAAGGAGCAACTGCTGACTTAACTATAACTACAGAGAATACAGGTATTGGACTTGTGTTTATGTCTGATACTTATGGTTGGAGAATACTAGTAGATGCTTATGGAGTAGATCCAACGGAGCTGTAATATGTCAGATATATATAATCCTAATCAGGATATACATATAGATAAAGCAACAAGCAAACTTGTAGTAAAGAAATCACAAGATACTGAGTCTATACTTAAAGCTAATAAGATAGCAAGAAACCATACTGGAGAACAAAAAGGTGAGTTTCAACGTATAGCACAGATACCATTGATTGCATTACAAATTAAAACTAAAGAACTATTTGGTCATTCTAATTATCATAAGTTACATAAAGATGATCAAAGAGATATTATTAAAAAGATGATTAATAGTAATGAGTTCGAAAACTTTAGAACAGGAAGTAAAAGGTTATAATGGCTTTAAACAATTATGCAAATTTAAAAACAGCTATTGCTAATTTCTTAGCACGTGATGATTTGACTACAGAGATAGATGACTTTATAGATCTTACTGAAGCTGACTTTAATCGTAGATTAAGAATAAGAGCTATGGAAGTTGTTGATAGTTCGTTTACTATTGATACAGCAACTGAAGCATTACCTACAGGTTTTTTACAGATAAGAAGTTTTATTCTAACTAGTAGTACTCCTGATAGAGTGTTATCATTAATGACTCCTTTTCATCAAGCTGATACACAAGACTATACTAACTCAGGTGTACCTAGAGCTTTCTCTATTGAAGGTACTAACTTTAGATTTAGTCCTGCACCTGACTCTACTTACACAGCTAGATTAGTTTTTTATAAAGCCTTTGATAGTATTGATGCTACAACTACAACTAATACTATTCTTACAAAGTTTCCTGATATATATTTATATGGTGCGTTATACTATGCATCAACATTCATAAGAGGTATGGATCAAGGTACTGTTGTACAATTTAAAACTCAATATGAAGCTGCTATTAAACAAGCAGAAGATGCAGATGACTTAGATAAATACAATGGATCACCTTTAATTCAAAGATCAGGTATCAATATTAACAACTTAGATAACGTAAAATAATGCAATTACCTTTTGGAGAATGGCTACCAGACCTACCAGATCATGTTAATCCTGGTGCTACTCAAGCTAGAAATGTATTCCCTGCTACTAATAGTTATAGACCATTTCAAAATATAGCTGCTACTACAAGTAATGGAACTACAGCTAGATGCCAAGGTGGTAAAGCATTTAAGTCTGATGGTGGTGTAGTATCTATCTTTGCTGGTGATGCTACTAAGTTATATAAAATAACTAACAATGCTTTTGTAGATGAAAGTGGTG